ATTTCGACATCTGAGTCCACTCCACGGTGTGCATACAGCTTGACCTCAAATCGGTCAAATTCGTATTCACCGGAACCATAGACATCAAGGATGGAATTCTCCTCACCACCGAGCATATTCCGAGCATTCCGAGGAACGTCATTTTCAAAATTTGTCACAGTGGTTTTATCTGTCCAGAATGTAAACGGATTAGCATTGACTGAGTACGCGCTGATGTTTTGAAGTGCTTCCGCAACCGAACTGGCTGCGAATGGCATTACAACAACATCACTCAAGCGATAACTGATATGGTGAGCGTTGAACGTTACCATGCCATTCAGATCAGGAACCGATCGAGCGTAGATCACAAACGGCTGGATGTCGTGCCTGTCATCATGTGTGCAGGCCACGATCCTGCCGATCTGTATCTCATCGAAGTGGGCTCCCGATATCGGATAATCAAACTCACATTCATAGATTCCGTTTCTTTCTTCTGTAACAACACAACGAGTGCAATCCGTTAACCGGCCCAAGCCGTTCGTTATGAATCGCCTCTCGTCTGCTGTGTATAGAATTGGTATCATGCTATATCCTCCACCAGCGTGGTGTTATGACAACCCGCGAGATTCCCGTCCCAAGCGTTACCACATTGGATCCGGCGGAGAGCACCGGAAATGATTCTCCGGCGTTCTGTATGTAGTCGTTACGGCTCAGCTTACCCGCTCCGACGATTTCCCATGCCTCCTGTGTCTCGCAGTCTATGTATATGACCTGTGTTGTCGGTGCAGATCCCGCAGCAATGGTCAGCGTCTGACTTCCCAGCGTCAGCGTTCCTGCACCCGTTACAACGAGCAACGGCCTTGCATCGAACAAAGTCGGATTCGTGATGGATCCGCTCGCGTTGAATGTCTGTGCCGTTTCACCACTCACTAACCACCTCTGTGGCTTGCAGTCAAATATGATGTCAAACTCCGCTGCCGTACCATAACCGACCGGACCGGCATCCAGCCCCGCTTTGTACATTCCCATGCGGAATTCGTTAGGGTTGTATGTGTCCGTAAGTCTCTTGTAGGTGTATCTCGATGCGAGTATGTTCCGGAACGTTCCGATCTTGTCCGCAAAGTCGCTCTGGCTGTCTGCAAAGCAACCAGCCGGATAAGTGACCTCGATATTCTCGAATCGTCCCTGATCAATGGCGATCGCTCCATTTCTCCCAGGGACTGTGATCATCTCGACCGTCCGCTCAGGAGCATTGAAGGCAGCCTCACCAGTGATGTAAATACCCATATCAAGACTGTTATTTCCATCAAATGTAAATGAATTAAATACCGCCATATGCCCTTGTCCTCTGTTTCTGCAGCTGTACCAGCTTCTGCTCCACCTTTACCGCGAGAGAATTTACATCCATCCCCTGAGGAGCGTAAACATTTATAGTGACACCATTCATGCCGTCGAGACGCTTCCACAGCTCATCGAGTGGAAGAATAGCCTCTGCACTGCTGCCCTCGCCTACAAGATGGTTGAACCCGTTGACGCTTGTCAGGAGAGTCGGCTGTGTGAAAATACCACCTGTTGCATGCTTACTCTTCTTGCTCGTTTTCTTCTTGGAAGTTTTCTTCTTGCTCGTTTTCTTCTTGGAGCTTGAGCTTCCACTGGACCCAACATCAACATTACCTGTAAAGATTGACCCTAAATTGATCGGGAACCAGCTCCGCACAGTATCGATAATGCCGAGGATCTTGTCCTTTGCCCACTTGAATGGTGCAACGATGGCATCCCTGGTAGCCTCCCAAGCGTTTATAGTGGCATTCTTGACAGCGTTCCAAGCATACCTAATGTTTTCATACAGATTGAGAGCTGTGGCCTTTATCTTGTCCCAGTTCTTGTAAAGAAAAACTCCGGCAGCGACCACTGCGCCGATCACAGCGATGATTGGCAGGAGTGATCCAGATGACAACAGCCCTACCGCAGAACTAACTGAGCTGACCAGTCCGATGATTTTGCTTATGGATCCGGCGAGTGTACCCAGTATCACCAGTACAGGTCCGATCGCAGCTGCGACCATGCCCACCAGTGTGATTATCTTCTGCGTCTTTGGTGACAGCGTATCGAACTTCTGTATCCACGTTGTCACTTTCTGAATCAGCGGAGTTATGATCGGAAGCAGATTCTTTCCGATCGATGTCGCGAGGTCCTGCACTGATGCTTTGAACATCTTGGTGCTGTTAGCCGTGCCGTCACTGGTCCGTGCAAAGTCGCCCTGCGCGTCCTTCGTCTTGTCCATGACATAGTTGTAACGGAGCATCGTTTTCTCTGTCTGCGACATCTCTTTCCACACAAGCCCCTGATCAGCAGCGAACTGTTGCAAGTTTGTGTCGGTCATTACTACGCCGAATTTCTTCAGCGCCTCCGACTCTCCGGTAAAGATTCCCTCGAGAGCCTTTGCCGATTCTTCTGTGCTTGTATTGAAGTATGATCCCAAATCAGCAGACAGGCCGGCGAGTGATGTGGACATCTTTGCCGACTGCTTTTCAGACAAACCGATACCTTTGCCCAACGCTCCGAATGCGGATGCAGCCTCTGTAGCCTGAACCTTCGACATACCATACGATTCAAGCGCGGAGTCCGACCACTTCTTTACCGAATCAGCATTCTTTCCGAATGCGACATCGAGCTTGTTCAGATTCTCCTCATAGTCTGACGCATACTTCGCTGCTGCCGTGTATCCGGCCACGATCGGAGCTGTGACCTTTGTGGTCAGTGTCTTACCCGCTTCAGTCATCTTGTCTCCGATTGCCTGGAGTTTTTTTGAAAGTGCGGTCAGATCTGCCTGGCCAAGCTTGATGATCTGTGAGTGGAATGCCTTTGCCTGTGATTCAGACTCGATCAGCTCCCGCTTCAGTCTGTTGACCTCTTCGGCGGAAAGCTGGATCTCACCCGAGTCGACCCGCTTCAGCGTATCCCGCAGGAGATCTGCCTTTTCTTTTGCCTCGTCAAGCTTCTTGCGCAACAACTCCGACTTCTGACGAATCAGCTCGACATTTGTCGGGTTGAATTTGAGCGCTCTGTCGACGGCTTTAAGATCAGTGTTGAGATCCTTGGTCTCTTTGTTGATTTTCCCTAAGGCCTTGTCCAGCTTGGTTGTATCGCCACGGAATTCAATTGTTATACCTTTGATCTTGCCTCCGCTCGCCATGTTCTCTCCTATCCTGCAAAAGCGTCGATGTCCGCTTGCGTCGCCTTTCGGCTTCGACCGGCCCTCTCTGCTTTTTCTGCCTTCTCCTCTGCTCTGCTTTGCCTCTCATCGTAGGCCACTGCGAAGTCATATATTTGGCCCACAGTCATGCGACGCATCTCCGTCAGAGTTATTTTTCTTTCGAGTCCTGAGAGGATAACGTCATCGATGCTAATGTCGGCTGATTCTTCTGAATGGTCTCGCCCAGCGTCCTCAGCCTCTTCAAGTTTTTTGAGCTTACAAAGCCCTTAAATGCCAGTTCATAAATCGCCGGAACGATCTCGTCCAGCGGGAACACCTCGAACTGTCTCAGCCACTGCTTCGGAGGATCGATACTCTCGTCCGCTGCCTTTGCCATCGCCCAGGTGATATTGATCACTGTGGTCATCAGGTCCGTCTGCATGAGCGGGATCATGATGTCCAGTGTGTTGCCCTCGAGCGCACTGAGTACAGTTTCGAGCGTCAGCGTTTCACCTTCCATGTTGCCAGCGATCGTAGCGAGTCCCTCCGCTATTCCAGCGATGAGTGGAACGTGCTCCCTCAGCGGATCTCCGCCGAACTGGTCTCTATATTCCAGGCACCAAGCTGCATTGTTGTTAAGCTTAATGCGCTTATCTCCGATTTCTATTACTTTTTCCACGGTGTATTCCCTCCATATATAGAAACAAGAGGCGGAACTTTACGCCCCGCCTCACCTAATTTTGCTATGGCGCAAACTCCGGAGCCGTCGGTGCAGTAAACAGCGTTGCATAACCTGTATCAGTTGGAGCAAATACGGCCTTTGTAACCCCGGTTCCATTGTCACCGATAACAGTGACGCTGAGAGTCTCAGTTACAGGCTCTTTGCTCTCCTCGATCGTGTTGTACTCTCTGTTGATTCCGCCAAGAGCACAGTTGTAGAAGATTGCCTTTCTATGCTCTTTGTCACCTTCGAACTCAAATGCGACATAAACGTTAGGTTTTGTTGCATTCTTTACAGTTGCAAGTCCACCCGATGTAAGCTCTCTGTATCCGAGGAACTGAGTCTTGAACTCATCGTCAAAAATCGCTACCTCGAGATCGCCCTCGAATGTGCCTCCGGTGTACCCTGACCAGTACTTGACGTTATCAGCATAGAAGTCGGTTTTTTCACTGTCCTCATCCATCGAGAAGCTCACAGCTCCCTCCTGGTGGTAAGGTGTACCCATAGTGACTACTCCCTGATCGTCTACTGTATAGGTTCCAACGTGGAGATTGCATATTCCAAATTCAACCTTATTCTTTGCCATTTGCGTTCTCCTTAAATGTAATAGTAGATTACGAACACGCCCTCATCCTCGATGTAGACGTCCTCGCTCTTGTCATACAAAAAGCCATTGTCGAGCAGTGCTGTCTCAATGGCTTCCTCGTTTGATTCGTTTTTAGTTGTGAAGTAGTATTCCACCTGATAGGTGTTCTGCTTCCAGTAGTGCGTATTATCAGCTTGGAAGGTCTCTTGTCCGTTACCGATATACACGATATACGGCGGGCTCTGAGCCTTCTTGAAATGACTGTACGCACACGGAAGGCCGGTGCTCTGTAATGTTTGGAATATTGTCATTTGAGCTCCTTCATGATTTCTTCTACAAGGGCCTCGGAAGCCCACTCTTCAACAGGAGCAATGTGCTTGATCCCGCTGGTGCGTCCGTAGGTTCCTTTCTTGTTCTTGATTACATGACCATTCTCGAGCAGGTGAGTCAGCTGATAATCTGTCTTGTTGTGGACGATTATCTCCATATCGCTGACCTTTTTAGCTGTCCAACCTTTTGCATAGTCTCCCGTCTTTCGTGGTGACGTACTGCGGAGTTTGGAGACAGATTCCTTAGAGACCTTCTTGATCCCTTTTATACCCGCCTCGCGGACTTCCTCGTCTACATCAGCCAGGACATCTTGCATTTGGATTTCGACGCTGCCGGTCTTAGTCATTATGAACACGCTCCTCACATACAAGGGATATTCCGTCACGCTGG